ACAAGCTCAAAGCAGCGTGATGGCTAATCGTAACGAGCTTCTTTATGCCGAATACCGGCTCGGCGCGACGGCAGCCGAGCTATCCGCCATGTACGGCATCGGCAAAGAGCGTGTGTACCAGATCATCAACAAGCAAGAGAGCATTGACGCCGCAGAAGTTGCGATCACGGAAGCCACGCCGGACGGGCCAGTCAAGAATTATGCGATGGCGTTGAGCGTGCGTGCCCTCAATTGCCTCTCCAACGAGGGCATCGAGACGCTGCGCCAGCTTGAGGAGTACACCGAAGCCGAATTGCTGCGTGTCCCTAACTTCGGCCGTAAGTCGCTGAATGAGATCGCGGCGCTGTGCAAGCGCGAGGGCGTCCAACTCGGCATCCGCTCAAACGAGCGCTGGCAGCGCCGGGTGCGGGAGCAAGAAAACCAAATCATGATGAAGGCCGCCGATGACGACGCCACACAGGCGCGCATCAACGTGGCTTTGGCACGATACGTGTCCCGGCAACGAGAGCGCCTGCACCAGCCGACATGGCGCGATAGGATGGCTTTGGTGATGGCCAGGGCGCACGCCGCCGACCTGCTGTCACGGTACGTCAAAGGTGATCCTGAAGCCGTCATGCAGGTCTGTGAGACGATCTAACTATCTAAAATAGCCACGAAATAGATGGCAATCGGCAAAAAGACGGGCGGACGCCAGAAGGGCTCGAAGAACAAGACCACGCTGCTGAAGGAGGCAGCGGTAGCGGAAAGAGTCGCCAAGTGCCAGGAGGCCGGCATCACTCCGCTCGAGTTCATGCTGTCCGTCATGCGTGATGAGACGAAGCCGTTCGCAGAGCGATACGCAGCGGCTAGGGATGCAGCTCCGTACCAGCATCCGAAGTTGGCGTCTTTAGAGCACAAGGGCGACCCGGACGCCCCGCTTGAAACCGTGACGCGCATCGAGTTGACAACACCGAGCCATGTCCACAGCTCGAATTGAGTTGCCGCCTAAGTTGATCCCCGTGTTCTCAGGCGAGGCCGACGTGCGAGCCGCCTACGGTGGGCGCGGCTCGGGCAAGACGCGCTCTTTCGCCAAGATGACGGCCATACGCGCCTACATGTGGGACATGGCCGGCCGCGAAGGCATCATCCTGTGCGGCCGTCAGTTCATGAACAGCCTTGACGACTCGAGCATGGAGGAGATCAAGGCGGCTATCCGCTCAGAACCGTGGCTGCATCGGCACTTCGACATCGGCGACAAATACATTCGCACCAGGTCGAAGCGTGTCAGCTACAAGTTTGCAGGGCTCGACCGCTCGCTGGACAGCATCAAGTCCAAAAGCCGCATTCTGCTGTGTTGGGTGGACGAAGCCGAGCCTGTCACAGACGAAGCATGGGTCAAGCTTATTCCGACGCTGCGTGAGGAGGACTCGGAGCTTTGGGTGACGTGGAACCCGGAGAGCAAGCGGAGCGCCACGCATAAGAGGTTCCGCGAAGGTCCGCCCGATCCGCGGGTGAAGGTGGCCGAGATCAATTGGCGCGATAACCCGTGGTTCCCTGACGTGCTCGACCGCACGCGGCGCCGCGACATGGCGCAGAGGCCGGAGCAGTATTCGCACATCTGGGAAGGCGACTTCGCCCAGGTGTTCAGCGGCGCGTACTACGTCAACGAGTTGCTGGCCGTGAAAGAGGGCGGGCGCATCCGCCCGGTTTACATTGAACCGACGCTGCCCGTGCACACGGCATGGGACTTGGGCATCGGGGACAGCACGGCAATCTGGTTTTTTCAGGTGATCGGCAACGAGATGCGCGTGGTCGACTTCTATGAGAACCACGGCAAGGGCCTGCCGCATTACGCCGATCTCCTCGCCGCCAAGGGCTACAACTACGGTACGGATTGGGTGCCGCACGACGCCAAGGTGCGGGAGTTGGGAACAGGGCGGACGCGCGTTGAGACGCTGCTGAGCTTTGGCCGGAAACCCAAGGTCGTGCCAGCGCACACGCTCGAGGACGGCATCAACGCGGTGCGTGAAACGCTGCCGCATTGCTGGTTTGACGAGAAGCGCACCGAGGGCGGCCTCGACGCGCTGCGCCAGTATCGGACGGAGTTTGATGAGGACGACGCGGTTTTCAAAAACAAGCCGCTTCACGATTGGACCTCGCACGCCGCCGACTCCTTCAGGTATCTCGCTATTGCCTGGCGCGAGATGAAGGCCGAAACCAAGCCGGCGCCGCGTCCGCAGAAGCAGATTTTGACCGCACGCCCTGACGGCATCGTCGAGAGCAACATGAGCGTCCGCGAGATCATCGAAGCTAATCGCAGAAAGAGGCTGGCCGCACGTGGCTGAAACGACCGGCGAGATCATTTCGGACAAGGACGCGCTCAAGACCGGCTTTGACATGCCGGCGCTTTGGCTGAAGAAGATCGAGCGCGCCAAGAAGGACGAGGAAGCTTGGCGCAAAAACGCGTCAGAGGCCATCGCCATCTATGAGGCCGGCGAGACGAAGGACGCGCCCAAGCCGAGCTTCAACATTTTGCATTCCAACATCGAGATCACGGTTCCGTCGCTCTACAACTCGACGCCCATCCCTGACGTGCGCCGTAGGTTTGGCGATGCCGACCCGATGGCGAAGATCGCGGTGGACGTGATCGAGAGGGCTTTGTCCTACACCATCGACACGTATGACTTTGACGGCCAGATGGTCGAGGTCACGCGCGACGCGGAGCTCGCCGGGCGCGGCCAGCTGCGCATCCGCTACACGCCCAACTTGGAGGAGCAGACCGACGAGGCCGGCGAGGTGTTCGAGAGCGTCGGCTATCAGGAAGTCACCTGCGAGCACGTCATCTGGGATCGATGGGGTCACGGCCCGGCGCGGCATTGGGCCGAGGTGCCGTGGATTTACTTTGAGCACGACCTGACCCACGATGACCTCGTGCAGCTGGGCGTTTCGGCTGAGCGCATCAAAAAGCTTGCCTTCGACGGCAGCGATCAAGACACGCAGGGCGACAAGGACAAGGCCGCGGGCTCCGGCGTGCTCAAGACGGTCCGCGCCTACGAGGTTTGGGAGCGCGCCCCGCGCAAGGTGTTCTGGGTGGCGGAGCAAGACAAGTCCAAGTTCCTCGCCGTCCAAGACGACCCGCTGAAGTTGGAGCAATTCTTCCCCGTGCCGAAGCCGATGCAACCCCTTCGCATCCGCACGGGCCTAACCCCTATCGTGCCGTACAAGATTTATGAGCCGCAGGTACGGGAGTTGGATCGGGTCACCACGCGTATCAACAATCTGGTCGCCCAACTGAAGGTCCGCGGCATCTACGACAAGCGCATGAGCATGGAACTCGAAATGCTCCGCGAGTGCGTGGACGGGCAGTACGTGCCGGTCGACGACGCGGCGGCATTCTCGACGGCCGGCGGCGGTCTCGACAAAGCCGTCGCGCATTGGCCGTTGGCCGAAATCGTCGCTGCACTTCAGCAGCTTTACGTCCAGCGCGAACAGATCAAGCAGGTGATTTACGAGATCACGGGTTTGTCGGACGTGCTTCGTGGCGCCACGGACCCGAACGAAACGCTCGGTGCCCAGCAGTTGAAAGCCCAGCAGGGCAGCACGCGCCTAAGCCAGCGCCAGCGCATGGTCTCCGATGTGGCGCGCGACGTGATGCGTATGAAGGCCGAGATTATCTCGAACCACTTCACGACCGAAAACCTCGCGGCGATGACGAGCATCCAGATCCCGCCCGAGGCGGAGCAAGTTCTGCGCTCTGATCTCATGCGGGCCTATCGCATCGACGTGGAGGCGGACTCGACGGTGCGCGCCGACCTCGCTCGCACGCAGGAGCAGATCAACCTGTTCCTTCAGATCGACGGGCACCTACGCAACGGCGATGGCGCCGATCATGATGCAGATGCCGGACAGCAAAGCGGCCATCATGGAGATTTACGGCTCGTTTGCGAGGCACTTCAAGCTGGGCAAGAGCGCCGAGGACGCGCTCGAAAAGGTCTTGGAGGCCGCGCGCCAGCCGCAACCGCCTCCGCCGCCGAGCCCAGAGGAGCAGAAGGCGCAACTCGAACAGCAGAAGATGCAAGCTCAAATGGCC